CTACTTGGAAATTAGTACCTATGGAACATCGCTTACCATTAAATTTAGGTTTATTAAAAGTAGACAAAGTAAAAATCTCCCCAAAAGATACTACACCACCCATTGCTTTAATATTAGACATTTCTAATCTATATACAACTGGGGTGGTGTTCGCTCTTGCTACTTTAACCCCTGAACTATATCTAGAGTGCCCATCGGTAATAGACATTTGATATGTTGTATTATCTACAAATCTTGGTTTTGTAACATTTGCTACACCATTAACTGTTTCAGGTGAATTAGTAGCAGTAGCGAAATGTTGTGCACTTCTAATATCTACGAAGCCTCCGTCAATTACATCTATATTAATAGGCATAAACATAGATAGTAAACCCTCATTATACATAGTATCTACACTGGCATCAAACCCAGCATCATAATAGTTAAACCTATTAATAGGCCCATAACATTTATCGCTACCTGTTACTTTAGAATAAGAATTAGATAGTGTTAACAGGTTAATTTCTGACGGGGTAAAGTCATAGAATGTATCTTGTGATATTCTCATAACTCGATAAAACCCTGTGCTATAAGTATTAGCATTATCTATTTCAATTACGTGTTTAAAGTATTCTGTGTTACTTGTTTCAGATAATTGTTTCTCTATAGTATGAGATATAATTTTATGTATAAATGTGGGAACAGTATTATTAATTGCTCTATTGGATGTAGAGGCATTAGCAAACGTTTTGCCTTCTTCACTAACTAAATAATAACCCGTAAGGTCAGGACAGAAATGAATCCATCTATGTAATTGTCTATCATCTCCGTCATTTGCATAACTTTTATTTTCAATTAGTTCGGTAATATGATTACTGTCTGGAGTATTATAAATACTAAAAGTAATCCTTCGTCTTTTCTGAGCATGAATATCTATTGTTCCACCAATACCTACATCATCAGCCTGTAAATTTACAACCGGTTTATAGTATACTTCTGCTCCGGTAATTGAGGTTTCATTGAATCTTTGGTCTTGCACCGGACTTGATGATTTTTCTTCAATACCGTTACCCGCCTTAGTTAATCCTAAATATGAATTTAACTCTCCTGTACCTTCGTCCTGTAATTTATTACTATTTGTGTATCTACTTAATTCGTCAAACTTCAAAGCAGCGTATGGGTTATCCGAAGAAGTTCCACTATGAGCAGTTTGAGCAGAACCTAAATATGCTTGGCCGTAAGAAGTGCTATAAAAGTAATTATCACCATCACCTTTAGGATAACTTAAATTAACAATTGGGAAAGTCATACCGGTAGTTGCTATAATATAGTCAGCCCGCATACCTAATAAGAAAGCATCACCCACTGTAAAGTTAACACTACCTGAACCATATTGTGCGTTAGCCATATCATCTACAAGAATCGCAGCATCTGCAATTACACTAGCAAAACTACTTCTAAACTTATTACTTAACAATCTAATAAATTCGTCGGAAGCACCACCACCATCTTCATCATTTCTTGGGTGAAAATATATGGCCTCAAATTTATCTATATTTTCTAAATCATCTGAATCAACACCTATTTTAGTGTTAAGATAAGCACCAGCCTGAAATTCACTAGCATACCCAACCCCTGTAGTTCTAACATTCATTGTGTTATCTGAAGAATTTGATGGGTAATCTAATATAACATCTTTAGACCTTTTAGCATTTAGCATCGTATTTTCAAAAAACGCATTCGGTTTGTAACCTCTAGTAATTAAACCTATCATATTATTTCTAATCTTAGAACCACCAGAAACTTCTACTTCCGTTAGACGGGAAGTATTACTAGTGTTTGTTTGCGTAAAACTATCTTGTACTAACATTTCATTAATAACTCTAGAACTACTTCTAATTAATCCTTGAATACTAGATTTAAATGGGGAATATCCCTTATTTACATCCAGAGGCCCATAGTCCGAGGCAATAACATTAGTATTTGTGTTACCTAAGTATAAAGGACTTATTAGTTGATTATGTATTAATTCTTTATTGTGGTTATATCCAGCATTGTTATTAGTTACAAACCAAGGAAACTGGACGCTACCACTAATAATATGTGAATTGAATTCTTGTATTTTTACATTAAAATCATGTTTAATATTTATAGGTGTCCCACTTTGATGAACTGAATCTGGCCCAACGCTAAAATATACTTCAGTTCCATTAGCAATAGTAGGACCACTATAGTTAGAACCTAAAGTTATAGTAGCCCCACTTATGGCACTAACTGTGCCTATAAAAACTCTATTAGGACTTGTAGCAGAAGAACCCGTAAGAGGGTCAGCGTAAATTTCAATAGGTACTATTTGTATAATATCTCCACCAGAAACACTTGGGTCAGCAGGTGAATGGTTAATCAAAGCATGGTCAAATAACTTTTCATACTCAGGAACGTTAGGACCATTTTCGCTACTACTTGCGGATTTAAGAGTAATTTCTACATTTGAACTATTATCTGCTGCGCTCTCTATCATAGCATATTGTCTATCTTCGTTAGTTACAGACGTAGCAGTATTACCAATTCTAGCAATAATCATACCTTCGTGAAAGTGACTAGCATTACCGTAAGCACCATTACTGATTGTTATTACATTACCAGATACAGCAGTAACTGTTGCGCTAGTATTTATATAATTAGTAGGTAAACTTGTTAATCCTGAACTAGACCTTCCACCTGTAGCCGCTGGAGATGCATTTAAAGTCACACTACTAGCACCATTAGTTAATTCTGCTCCAAGATTTAATACTGCAGTATGAAATTTAACTTGGTGGTCATTTGCACTAAATAATTCATTATGCAATTGGAATTTTTTATTATGAACATCTAGCATCGCAGTATAATTATTTATATCAGTTTTATTTTCTACATCAACATTATTAAAATGCCAATCCATAGTCATCTCTACCAACCTAACTACTCCAAATCTTTTCATAGTATTAGGTGAAATAGAACTTGTGTTGACTGGTAAAATATCATAAGAGGCATCATTTTGTCTTTTAGATGTTAATTGTCCGACATATTTATCATGCTCTATCCCTGCTACCGTAGTACCGCTGGCTTTAAAAATTAGAGAGTAATCTGTAAAAGACCGTGAGGCTGCAGGGTAACCTATATGATTAGGTCTAGTCATACTATCAGGATAAATATCACCCAATGCAAACAAAAAAGTATTTATTGCTTTGGGGTCATTTGCTTCAAAGAACATCTTATCTACATAGAAAATATTATCGTCATCGCTGTCTTGGGCCAATAACCTACCCCAGTATTTTTCTCTGTAATTATCGTGGTCATTATTCGCAATACTACTAGAATCTTGACTATGATTTGCGTTATCACAGTTTCTAGGAATCAAAGTTGTATCATAGAAATTACTACCCAATACGGGCATTGGACCCCTAGTTTCAGGAGAACCCTCCCGTAATTTTGTATCAGAAACTGAGTTATCATCACCTAAAGCGATAGTTTGTCCATTACCATCAATTCTTACACCAGTAAGACAGGCTCTAATATTACCTTTTTTATCTCTATATAAATCTAGACCAGTAATACCAAGTATAGATGTCTTAGCAGTATTAGTTATTCTATCACCTATTTCATCCTGATAGTATATACTACCATCTTCAAGGTATGAATACCTCCACATAAAAGAACCGAATCTAGTACTATATGTTGCATATAGTTTAGGTGAACCTAGGTTATCATCATTTAATTTTCCTACAAAGGATATAGGGTAATTTTCAGAATCGTTATTAGTTATTGCTTCTGAATTTAATAGGTGTAATATCCCACCGGAGGGCAAGCCCCCTTTGTTAATTAGATAAATATGTTGTTCGTTAGTAATAGATTTTCTAGCAGTATTTGAATCAATCCTACCTAAGACAGTGGGCATGATTGGGGCTACGCTGATATTGTTAAGTCCATCATCTAACGTTTCTATATCTATTACATCGTACTCGGTCATAGAGGAAACAGTGTGTAACTTGTTTTCAGTACCATCAGAGTTAAAAGGAACAAAACCTTCCGGGGACATATTAGAATCAATTTGAACAGTATTTGAAATAGTATAACCTAATGAGTTTTCATTATCTAATCCTACATATGTGTCTGATTTTGACCCAACTAATGATGTTGAATCCTGCCCAGTATAGACATTTATTTTTTTACCAGAAATAAAGTTTATACCTTTGTCTGCACTACCTCTTAAGGTAGTAGGAGTATCAGTATCAGTTTGATTTGTTGATAAAGATTTACCTGCCATAATGGTTGATTTAGCCACATAAACTATTGCTTCTGTGGAATTAGCAATAGAGAATGGTGACGTTCCCGCCCCCGGTGCAGTAACACTAAATTTTGGTGTAGTAACATCTCTGAATATATCTTCTGATAGAGGTGTTTCTAAAGACACAGTTACTGTTACTCCAGTTCCGGGGTCAGAAGTAGCGGTATTTGCAGACACTATACCTAACAAAATATACTGTTCCCTCGGTGAGGATAAATACCTATAATATATTCTATCACCAATTTCTAAAGGAACGTACGTTCCACTACCCCTTCTTGATGTACTAATATTAGCGGAACCTGCATCTTGAGTAGCGAGAGTGCTACCCGATGTAACTCTCAAATCTAAACCTGTATCAGTCATTTGACTAATCGGACTCATAGTAGAATAAACATATTCATCGGAATAAAGGTATTTTTTATTATTTACCTTTGCTAATAACTTACCTAAGTC